ATAAAGACTTTGGTGTTACCTGATGAGTAACTTCCTAAGTTAAGTAAAGAACCAGTGCTAGAGCTAGTTAAAGTCCTAGAAGTTAAGCTAGGGCCACTACTATCGTATACTGCAGTTCCTACTTCCCAAGCAGTACCTTCCTCAATCACATAACGTAGAGTATACCCATTTAAAGAAGTAGGCACTACTTGAAACCCAGACTCCGCAGAGCCTAAGCTTATAGTAGTGCCTGTACCAGTAGTAGATGTACTGACTTTTACACGATCAGCAAACTTTGCCATAAGTAGCCCTAACTATATTTAGGTAAGACGAATAACAGCGTTTGTAGCATCGGCTGTTGGAAACTGTACAGTAAGTGTACCAGAGGTTGCACTAACAGTGCCACCAAAGTCAAATACTGCAATAGCTTTGTTTGACTGAGAAGAGTTGTAAATAATACAACCATCTGCAGAAACTGTTACGTTGCTGAAAGCTTCATCAGCAAAGTCAACAAAAGCTGTAGTTCCAGAGAGTGAAATAGCAGGTGAATCTAGAGTCCCACCGCCAGCACTGTAGCCACTGCCAGAAGCTTCATCTGAGTTACCTGTAACGTCAGAGTAGTTAGTAGTTGCAGCACCATAAGTGCCTGTCGGACTAGCTTTAATCAAAGCTATTTTTAAAGTATCCGTATCAAGATCGTGAACACCCCCAAGCAACTCTTGCTTGAAACTGCTGCACATTGCTGTAGTGATTGCCATAAGAGGTATCCTTTTTCAATGCAAGACTAAGAAAAAGAGTAGGCCACAGTTAAGCAGCCTACTCTCTAACTATTTAAGCAGCGTTGTATACTGCAGTTACCAGAGCCTCTGGACGTAGAATTTTACGTCCGTAAAGGTGCATACCGCGAACAATATCAGCGAATGAATCTGGGTCACGATAAGTCTCAACTTTGTTGAGTTGCTGTGCAGTTGCAACAGCGGAGTCGTGTCCAGCTACAATAACGCCATAGTTATCGTCCTGTGCAGTAGTACCTGTGGTTCCGGGGCCAGTTCCCTTCGCAGGAAGGTTGTTTGACTGGTAAATACGGAAACCGTGAAGATTGTTAAGTACCAGACCGTTTTGCAGTCCTGCACCACCGAAGTCAGCGTTCAATACGCGAGAATCTTCGTCTTTCAACATTTCCATAAATACGGCGTCAACACACAGCCAACGACCACGAGTATCAACATTAGCCTGATCCATAATGCGACCCATACGGGCTACAACTTGGAGAGGTGTTGCTGTGGTAGTAGCGGCTGCAGTAGCGCCACCGAAGCGAGGAGCCAACGGAATTGAGTCACCAGTTGTACCTGAAGAGGCTGAAGTAGTGATGTTTCCGAAGTCTGACATATCCAACTTGTTAGCAGTCAGAAGTTCACCTGTCAAGTCACCCGCTGTTTGGTGTGAAGCAGTACCACTTACAGTACTAATTACCGCACCTGCAGTAGAGTAACCAGACATATATGACAATACGTCAGCATCCATAGCGTCAGCCATTTTATATGCTGCACGATCAGATGACAAGCGCATAAAGTCGTGATGTGCTTGCTGCTCTTCGATATCGTCAAGCTTGAAGGCAAAATAGTTGGCTTTGTCGATAGTCAACTGAAAGTCATTGTCAACGAGGTCTTGTGCCGAAACGGTTGTACCACGTAGCAAAGCATTCACAGTGATATCAGGCTCCTTAAGAATACGCACTGTATCCCCTTGGTTCGCAATCTCACCAAAATATTCTGAGTTAGTAATTGCATTTACAGTAGCAGCCTTGCGAAACGCAATCTGTGCCTGCTTTGAGTAGATGACGCTGGAGAATACTCCGTTGTCAAGGTTTGAATAGCCAGAGGCTTTTCCAAATGCAGCCATAATTAATCTCCTTATAGATATGACCGTTGAGTTTTACAGATCCATATCCACAACAGAGGCCAAATCTTATTTAGGTAGCTTATTATTAAGGTATGCCTACCGTATCTAATAAGGGCTAAACGTGTCTGGGTAGTCTTTTAGTGGCTAGAGTCTTAGTTTAAATACACATTTTAAGTGCATACTATACAAGTTATACTAAACTTGCAGCTATTGTCAATACTTATTTTGACAAATCATAAATAAATTTACCTGATTTCTGAGCTTCGTGTATTTCTTCGTGATGTTTCTCAAACTCTTTGTCACTCATTTTAGCAACAGTTGATTCACGCCAGAAGTTTTTACTCTCATCATCGTTTACAGTTGTCCTACCCTTAGTTTTAACAGAAGAGGCAGCAGCCTTATCTGAACTACTAGTAGACTTAGCTTTAATACCCTTGTGTGACTTATAGAGGTCAATAGCTACTGCTACAGATTTAGCATCCTCTGAGTTTTCATACAAAGCATCTTGTACAACTTTAGGTTGTTTTTCTGCCCAGTTATGAAACTCGTCTGAGGAGCGAATCTCTTCAAAGTCAGGGTGTAAAGACATAAGCTCCGCTTCAGCTTTCTCTTTTTTAGCTTGAGTACGTAACTCTTCTATTTCTTGGAGTCGCGTGTCCAAGGAAGAAGCTTTTTCAGCAGCTTTATTTTCTGCAATAGCTTCGACAATACCCGCGACATCAGGGTACTTAGCTGTCCAAGCTTCAATTTCTTCCTTAGATTTGGGAAGAACCAGTTCATTCTTAGAAGCTTTTTCAAGTTGTCCTTGTAGCTTTTCAAACTTTTCATTCCAATCTTTTTCCTTATTCTGTAAGAGCTTACGTATATCACCGTATCGCTTTTTAAAAGATTTCTCTTCAGCGCTTAGTCCATCTGTTCCTGCATCATCCGTTTCGGACTCTTTGGATTCCACTGACCGTGTTTCTTTTTGTTCCGTATTACTCTCATCTGAAACTTGGGTGTCCTCAACGCTTTCGCTATCGGGTTCCTGATTATCTTTTGCTTCTTCATAGCCCTGTTCACCTTTTAACAGTGCATCTAGTTCACGTTGCTCTTTTTCAAGAAGTTCTTTGTTACGCTCGTGTGCATAACTGTCAGCTTTAATAATAGTTTGTTCTGTCATAGACATATTGTATTTCCTTTATGTTGGGGCCAGCATTACTGCCGGGTAGCCTTATAGTTATTCAGTTAATGGTTTATTCATCCCACCCTGTCATTGAAGCTTCTTTACCTGCTTCAGGAGTAAAGTCTTTTTTGTTCTGTGCTTGTATATCTGCCATCTGTTGCGCAGCACTGTAATTATCGTCGCTACCACCACTATTATTACTACCACTACCTACTGCAGGTTTTTCAACAGGTTTTCTTCGTTTACCAGAAATAGATGCATCTAGACCTAACTTATTACCATCTTTATCTTTAGCTTGTATACCTAACTTACCACCATCAAATCCCATTAGATCTCCTAAGAAAGTATCAGCAAAACTTACTTGTTTATCTCCAGACGTATCTTGTAAGCCCTCAGTTAAAGTCCTCTGACCACCAAAGAACCTAGAACCTGTATCTTCTGTGTCTGCAGTTTTATCAAAAATCTTTCCTAACTGAGTTATTTGGCTTTCCGTTAGATCTGTACCGTCAGCATTTTTACCACTCGCTAACCTACTAGCAACCTCAGAGTTAACCTTTGCTGCTCTACCTTCTCTGGTCATCCTCATTATTTGAGTAAGAGCAGGCCCAGTACCATAACCAACTATTTCCTCAAGAGTACCCATAGTTGCTGTCTTGTCACCTATTTTTTCAAGCTCGTCTTCAGAGAGTTTACTTAAATCAACAGGCTCTGGTGCGTTACTAGGATCACCAAACTGTGGGTCACTGTCATCACCCCTTGGTACTTCAAGAGCTTGCTCAGACCTAGCACCAACCTCAGTATACCCTGCAGGAATAGGTGACATAGGTTGACCATTAACGTAACGAATAGTAATAGTTAAACCTGCTTCGTTTTCAAAGGTCTTCCATTCCTGCGCTGGGCTACCAGAACCCATAAAGGAAGCAGGAAACTTTGCCTCTAAAGCTTCTCTGTCTAGAAAACCACCCTCGTTCATTTGTACGGGTTCTTCTTCTACTTGTAGTTCAGATACGTCAAACGGTAAAGGATTTTCCTCTGGTACAGGCTGTCCACCAATACGTCCATTAGCTTCCATATCCTCAAATCCAGCCTTAGCTTGAT